AATTTGTTTAATGTCGCTATCTTTAGCGATTCTTATCATGAGTAGTAGGTTGCGGCCTTATTAATTGATTGGTTTGCGTTAGGCACTTTTGAGTAAACGCCTTTTACGCCGTCTGGTGTTTGCATTGTTGCGGCGGCTTTATTTTTATCCCACTCAAGTTTGTCAGCCTCGACGGCGGCTTGAATGTCGTACCCATACTTAGTTGCCTCTGCTGATATTGAGGCGGTTTGTACGTCATACTGGCCGCTAATATGCGCCAGAGTTTCTTTGATAATCCCATCAAGTTTTTGCTGTTCTTGTGCATAGTACGCGGCGTTTTGCGCGGCCCTAAACTCGTTAGAAAAACCTTGATTAAGAACCGACTGCTCTTTAAATGTCGTCGCATCAGCAGTTGCAATAGGTATAGCCACAGCCATAACCGCATCCATAACAGCCTGTTGAGCAAGAGAAGAATTAGAAAGACCCCTAGCCGCAAGTTGCCTGAACGCTTGGCCTGCCGCCGCTCTAAACAACGGACTGTTTTGGTCTACCAGATTCTTTACACGCTCTTCTACAACCTGAGATTCTGGACCAGTAATCTGAACACTGGCGAGTTCAGGCTTGATTGGAGCAAGTTCATCTCCGTAAATACCCTTTGATTCAAAGTCCTTTGCTAACGAGGAACCGGCTGAAGATGCGGGAGCGCCTCCGCCTCCGCCTCCGCCTGCACCTCCGCCTGCACCTCCGCCACCGCTTTCTTCGGCAACTGGCGCATCTGCTCCAAGAGTTCTTCCCTCTGCCCTGCCATGTTTTGCGTAATGCATAGCGCCATACTCGGCAAGGGTAACACCCTTATCTTTCCAACCCATCGCATTGTAGTTAGCAATAAGGTCAGGATACTTTTGTGCGTACTGAGCGAATACTGGATTGGTTACCCCCTGACTGCCATGTTTGGTGGTAAAACTAGCACTGCTAGGATTAGCGTCTGCCGCCTTCCTTTCTGTCATTGCCACGTTAGCGGCTTGCTTACCGCTTAGTTGTTTGGCGGGTTGGGCGTCTGGTGTTATCGTTACCGCATTAGCGGCTTGTGTACCGTAACTTGCTTTGGGTTTGGCGGCAGGAGCCTTTATCACTGGAGCAGGACTACTGGCAGGGGCGGGAGCACTGGCGCCAATATTGTTTAAGTACCCCTGATACTCGGCATAAGTCGGTTCACCGCCTAACTGTCTTTTTCTCGTTGACCATTCAGAATAACTTTTAGCCATAACTATCTCTTTAATCCCCTGTCAGAGTACTGAACAACAGCGCCCTGCAATGTAACTGGTTTGTCGTATATAGACTCATTCTTAATAATGATTCCCATTGTTTCCCCAACGCCATGTATTCTGGCCCTAGCCTTGTCAACTACAGCAATGCCCAATGAATCATTAGTTACATCGTCTACTGTCCATTCATCGTTGGATACGTTTATGGTGTAGTCGGATGTGGAAGGCACAGTGCCGTCTCCATAGTTGTACTCAGGCCTGACAGTAAGCGTAGTGCTAGTATCTGCGTTAAGTTCTAAAAGAATCTCTCTGAATCTTTTTTTCCTTTGAGGCGTGTCGTAATGATGGTAAGCAAGTCGAACAAATGAAGACACAGTATCCCCGTCTAAGGAAGTGCCTGAGTCAATCTTTCTTACGTACCCGTCATCAAAACCCCCATACAGAACTTCATCTCCGTTAGAGTCTTCGCCTGATACAGCGCAAGAGATCTGGTGATCCAACACAAAAGGCATAATGCCCTCGTTGTTGGTGTTAATAAACGTCATAGTGATGCCAGTCTTGTCGTTAAAATACAAACGATACTGGTTCTTATCTCTCACTCTTAAAGAAGTTACTACTTTGTCCTTGTACTTCTGTATTAATGGATCTACCTTTTGAGAAATAACGGCCTGTTTAAAGTCGCCGTAATTCAGCGTAGTGCCAATGGATACGATGCCTCTGTCATCCAAGAACATAGTAGAAAGCATTTTCTCTACAGTATTAGCAACCGCACCAGTTCCAGTGTAGTACTGGGTTAGGTTCCAATCGTTAATAGATGTACCGTAAAGTATGTAGGTGTTGTTTCTTCCAAAGATAATAAATGCATCTTTGGTTTCTACTGACAGTCCGGTAATGTCATCACCAACAATAATCTCAGAAGCGCCTAACGTTGTGCTCCAAGTAGTTGGCAATCCCAAGGATGAATGCTGTAAAGATCCTTTTGGAAACGATAAAAACAAATGCTTCTTAAACGCCTTTACATTCTCTGGAGTATCAGTAGCGGAGCCAGTACGCACCTTTACGAATGTGGTGCCATCCCACTCAAAGGCTTTGTCCACGCCATTAGCGCCGTACATCTTTTCTACTTCTGTCCCACCCACAAAGTTAAAGTTTACAAACTTGTAACTCCCGCCGGGTTGTATGGTCTGCTCATACACAACACCCTGAGCCTTGGCGATAGTTTTAGTGGCAGGCTCAGATGCCCCATTAACCAACGCTCTTTTAACCCCACGAACCTGTATCTCTTCGTTGTCTGTCCACGTGCCCGTGTTGCTTGCAATAGAAAGGTATCCTGTCGCATTGCTTGTACTATAAGCGCCAGTAACGATTGACACCTTCTTTACTGTTGCAGTTCTACCAGAAGACGAGCCAGTAATAACATCGCCCTCTAGTATCTCAACCTCTCCTGCATCAAACGAAAGAGTGGACATCTGCATATCTTCGTTATCAACGAAGCCGCCCGAAAGTTCAGTGAGAACTAGAGTGCCTTCCGCACCAGTATCCCAGTTGCCATGGTAACTAACGCCTGCGACTGTTGCAGTAGCGCCACTGGTAGCGCCAGATACAGATGCCCCTACGATAAACTCTCCGTTAGTCGTAGTAGTATCAAAATCTATGGCTTGTCCAAGACTAACCTCTTGCCACCCGGTAGAGGATGACTTGTACATTCCGGCAGTAGCGCCGCCTTCTTTATTTCTAAAGGCGTATATATCTCCGTTGTACACCCAAACGCCAAGAACAGATCCCTCACCCGGAACAACAGTAATAAGGTTGCGTTGGTTTTCAATACGCTCTTGTAACTCTGGTAAAAGATTTGCGTCCGCGTTCGCATCTCTTAGAACCGGATCGCCATAGGCATACGCGCTGGCGTAGATACCCATTAGCCAACCCTAACTACATTAAGTTGCCCGTATTGAAGTAGCATGTTCTGTGATGATCCTGAGTCATGGCGCAGTCGAACAAGAAGATCAGAGTAAGTCGTATGCCCAGTGGTATCTATAATGCCGCCAGCAGCAATGGCCGCGGCCTCAGAAGTAGAACCAAGAAGTCTTTGTACTTTAAAGTTACTTTCTACTACTGATCCACCATCAGCCTGAGTAGCAAGCAACCAAGTCCAAATTACGTTGCCCGCAGTCCCTTGCTTGAAAGAGACATTCATTTGTGCCATGAACAATCCTTTTGTGTAGATTCGGATACGATCATTAGCGTAGTCAGCACTTGATCCATAGGTAGCGCCATCGGTGTCATCAGAGCCGTTAGCGCCTGAACTACCAGTCGACCAATCAAGGGTTACAGTAGTCGCGTTTGCAACCGCTTGTGCCACAGGGGTACCATCGCCCGAGTTGCTGTTAATGTTGGCGTAAGATCCCATTGAAGAGACAACCATGTCCCGCATGTCTTGCGCCGAGATAGAGCCAACAGTATTGTCTGGAAAACTCGTTGCCAGTAGGTATGCTCTAGTACGTCTAGTATCTGCCATTATTTATACTCCACATTAAATGCGCTACCGTAGGCGCTATCTGCGTTAAAAATGTTTATTGTTTCGCCAATCTGAAATTGACCACTTACAACTGAATAGTAAATGTAACCCTGTGCATTGTCATTTGAAAATGATCCACCACTCGCGCCATCTTCTACTCCTTCTATCTCTACCTGAAGTATGGTCCCAACAGCGCCAGTGTTTTGGCCCTTTATCATGTCGCCGGGTGAAGGTATGTTCAGTAAAAATCCAGTGCCGTAACCAGAACCAAACTGCTCAAACAAGTTTGTTCCAATGGTAAAAGGAATTCTGTAGTAAACAACCTCTGATGGGAGAGTCTGCCCGTCAGCCCTTTCATACCCATCAATTCTGCTGTAGCGCCCCCTGATATCTACCTCAAAGTTTTTGGCGGCAAGACATTCCCCCGGACCAATAGAAAGCACTGGGTCAACAATGTTAAGGCCTCCCCTAAACGGGAAGTAGTATGTCTTTGTTCCTGCGGATACAGCCGGATTCCTTATCATTCTGTGAACACCGTGTAGTTAGCAAGATTCTGAACTCTTGAGAACCTTCGGTTGCTTTGGTTAGGAAGTTGTGCCGCCTCCAGTTTGTCTAGCAGATCATTAAACTCAGACACAGCAGACGACATAATTTCTGGCGCGTCGTTCTGCTCTGCATAGTACACTTTCGCCCTACATATAATGATTCTGTGGAAAGAAGCGGGAATGGGAGACACATCAGAATCATTAGCCAATGCCGTTGGCGCCTTCCAGTATTCAGCAGATATTGCAGTGGATGTATCTGGCGTCGGGTACAGGTCTATTACGTCATCTGGCTTAACTGTAAAAATCTCTGGAGTGCCAGAATCAATAGAGCCGTACTTGTAGTTTTCCTTGTACTCGTTCCACTGCACATACTCAAGCGGCTGATAGTTGTCCGTGTTAGGATCGAACACTACCGAATCAATGTTCCAGTATCCAAGATCTGATGGCGATGAAATAGTAGAAGTGCCTGCGGAAGTGGTGGTGTTGTATTCAGTCCACAAGTAATTCCAGTTAAACCATCTACGTTGGATATCAATGTCAGCGTCACGAATCTGTCGGACAATATCCTGCTCCTCCTCTGCTGTAGGCGTAACGCTACTGGGGCCAGATCCGGGTATTCCCACCTCTCTAGCCATGTCTTGGCAAAGTTGAAGATATGTACTCATAGATTTCTCGTTATGTCAGACACCACAATTCTTGGGTCTATGTTAGCCGCGCACAAAGCACCGCCAGTTGTTTCGTCTCTGTTGCACGTTGAAAATCCAAAGTGCATCTTATGGCATGGATAACAAGGACAATCAGCAGGAGTTATCGCGGTCGTGTTTACCCAATGCTTTGTTAAGTTTTCTTCGGAAGAGTGGGACAACAAAACAGTCTTGTGCATTGGCTTAGTACTTGCCGCATTAAGAACCCCTGTCTCTGGCCCGACAACAGCAGAGCAATGATCTATAAAGGCCAATGTTTTCCCGATAGACCACAACCCAGATCGAGTAATTACTCTTGGCTCCTTCTCCCAACCAACCTCTAGGATCTGGCACACCTGATCACCAACAGTAACGAATGAAACATCCTTCCTTAGTTTAAGAATAGATGCCATCATTGCGTCAGTCCAAGGCCACACTTTATGTACTGAGGAGCCAGACAAAGTAACCATTACCACGTGCTTTGTTTTAATTTTGCGCCTAGCGTTTTTTGCCCATTCCTTTTCTGAACTGGACGGGTAGTACACGGGATTGTGCTCGAACGGAACTCCCGCAAGTTTGTGAGTGTGCTCTATATAGTTAACGTTGCACCGCTCATGTATCTCTTCTTTAGATAAGTGGTATCCTTCGCTTGCCGCCACCCTATATTTTTCGCCCTTGGATTCAACAATCCTTTCAGGCGAAAGAAGTAAAGTGCGCTCAATAGATTCGGATAACTGAACAAACTTATCAAAGCATTGAGACATAACAGCCCAATAGTCATCCAGTCTGGTATTGCAAATCTGCCCACTCTTCTGGACTATTAACTCATCTACATGAGGATTGCATTTAAGAAGTTTTTCTCCCGCTTCGGATACGTTCACACATACCCTGTACCCTTCTTTCTTAAACATTGGGAATAAAGAAGACGCTTGGATAATGTCGCCAAATGCACCGTAACGGACAATGCAAACGGTTTTATTAGCACGTTTTCCCCCAAAGTCTTCTAAGGAGTAATCCTCTACCTCCTTAAAAGGCACAATTATTTTTTTCATAAACGGCTTATTAGTTTCTCTTTTAGTTCAATAATGCTGTCTGTCTTAAGTACTTCTAAGCCAAAAGACTTTGCTTTATTAATAAGGTTGTTCCTACCTGATAGACCTTTCTGGCTTTCAACCCATGACTTATCTATGTCTTTACTAAAAGAAATTAAATCGCCGTTAGCCTTATAGTAGTTATTGTTCTGGCTGTATTTAGCGCCGGGTTTATCTTCGATAACTCCGACAATCTCGCTGTATGGTTTGTCCCAATCTATTTTGTTCATCAGTCCATTGGCATGCGAACAGCGCCAAAGATCGAAGAATTCTCAATTAAAATAACTTCTGGTCTGTTACCTACACGCGCATTATTGTTACGTTGGTTGCGCTCGGTGCTCCACTCGTTCGGCTGATCCATGTTGACGTAGCCGCACTGAGAAGCATCTTTGTCCATCTTCTTGTCTTCGTAATCCATATAACCTCCAATAGAAAAGGGGGGCTTGCGCCCCCCGATTCATTTACCGCATGTTGAAAGAACCACGATCAGTGGATACTTTACCTTTGGCAACACCCATCGGCATCTGGTTCGGACCACGGCTATCCATCCCGAGATTAGCGGGAGTGGAGTTGTCGCGCTCTTTCTCAGAAAGACCGTTGTCAGGCATCTTGCCACTTGCGGTGTCTTTGTGACCGCCTTTGCTTCCGTACATATTTCCTCCTAGTACCATTCGACCATGATCTGCACGAAGCCAATACCTGCGGGAGTACCGCCAGTAGGGGCAACGAACGTCACATGAATGTCGGTGTCGGCAGGAAGGGCGTCCAAAACAAGGTCAGCCGCAGTGTCGCTCATACGCTGATCTGCGCCATCGGCAAGAGTGCCAAGACCCATGTTAGCGTACTGCGCGCCTGCCGCAGAAGAACCTACTTTGACCGCACCTTCACTTGAGTCGCTCGTGAAAGTTTCGGTAGCAGAAACGAGGATCTCTTTCAGAGTTCCCTGCTTCCCTTTCGGGCCAGTGATGACAATAGCATCACCGCCTGCACCAAAGTCAATCGCACCAAACGAATAGCAGTAAGGACGAGGATCGCTGTAACTCATAAC